ACTCATCAAACGGTGGATACATGAATTTAGGACTTATGCCTGGAGCCACGGTTGCATCAAACTTTTTTGGTGGAGCTATCGTTGATATTTACAACTACACAAGCACTACTAAAACAAAAAGCATTAAAGCGCTGTGGGGTTTTGATACATCAAGCACAGGGTCAACTGGTCATACCACTGGGTATTGGACAGGAACCTCGGCGATAACATCCATTCAGTTTGGCACGGCTAGTGCAGGTGATGCGGCAAATGCTGTAGCCACCCTCTATGGAATTACAAGTTCTAGCACCTACGGAGTGAGCGCACCATGAGTGTATTCCTTGAACCTCTTGCTTCTTATACGATTACCTCTGGTAACACGGGCAACTTAGGGCTTGCTAACATCCCACAACAGTTCACAGACCTTATGCTTATTGCACAATTTCGTTGCTACACGGGTTCAAACAACGTTCAAAATCTATGGCAATGGTTTAATAATGATGGAAGTAACTTAAACACCGCTACTCGACTTTGGGGGTACGCGGGAAGTACAACCGCTAACTATGAGGGAGCCACGTTCCCCTCTGTTCTTTCTTTATTAAACGGCGGCGGTAGTCCAGCTAACACATTTACATCAGCAACCATGTATATACCAAACTATACAAGTAACTTTGCTAAACAATTTATTTTTAGTAGCGGAAGTACTACTAACGGTACTAACCAATACACTTATAGAGTGGCTGGTAGGTACAACTCAACAAACCCTATAACCGCGATTGCATGGCAAAATGATGCTGGTGGTTTTGCCGCCGGAACCTCAATAGACCTGTACGGTATCCTAAGAAAAGGAGTATAAAATGACAACAGACCCTAAGTATATGATTACCGAGGTGGACGTAAGCGCGGGGACTCATACAGTACGTGAGATGACTCAAGCTGAAAAAGACGACCTTGATGCTCGCGCAGCAGAGTGGGCTAAACAACAAGCCGACCAAGCTGCCGCAGATGCTGCAAAGGCAGACGCTTTGGCTTCAGCTCAAGCTAAGTTAGCTAAACTAGGCCTAACAGCAGACGAAATCGCCGCGCTACAGGGGTAGTCACACCCCTATAGTTGTGGCATAATAAGGCGGAACACTAGACGGTAAACGGGGTAGTAGATGAGTTTCTTTAACATCTTTGGTATTGAGGCGTCGGCTCGCTTGACTAAGCCGAACGCTCCTACTATCGGTACCGCAACAGATGTGGGAACCAACCGCCCTTATAACAATGGCGCGGCTACCGTTACCTTCACCCCCGCTACTACTGGTAAAAAGGCTACCTCTTATACCGTCACCTCTAGCCCAGGCGGTTACTCAGGTCTAGGCTCTTCTTCACCTATCACCGTTGCCGGCCTTCAGTCAGGTGTTGCCTACACATTCACAGTGACCGCCACCAATGGTGCGGGAACCTCGTCACCTTCTGCTGCAAGTAACTCTATTACAGCAACCACTGTCCCCTCTGCTCCTACTATTGGCTCAGACTCAGCGGGAGACACCACAGCCTCAGTTAACTTTACGGCTCCTGCATACGCAGGCCCTGGAACTCTTAACTACACAGTGACCGCAAATCCGGGCGGGGCAACGGGTACAGGTTCGGTTAGCCCTATTACAGTTACCGGCCTTACAGATGGAACGTCCTACACATTTACCGTAACCGCTACTAACCCTAACGGAACGTCGCAACCAAGCGGACCGTCGTCTGCGGTTACCCCGACTTACTACAACCCTTATTACAATCCTTACTACAACCCTTACAACAACCCACCCCCATACAACAACACGTATAACAACCCTCCTCCTTACAACAATACGTACAGCAACCCACCGACATACAACAACGTCTACACCAATCCTCCTCCTTACAACAATACTTATTACAACCCTACCTATGGTGGATGCTGGGCTATCGGCTCCAAAGTCACCTTGGCAGATGGCGTTACTGCAATGCCTATCGAGCAGATTCCTATTGGTACAGAAGTTCTTACGGCCAACATTCCAACGTATCCAAACGGAAACGACAGCAGTAAGTGGTATCCAGCAAGCGTTTGGTCAATCAACACTCTTGAGGGAATGACTAAGCAAACCACTAAAGTTACTGAAAACGATGTTGTTACTGAGCCGTACTACTACGTTGTAAATGGTCAATACCAACTTACATGGGAACACTGGATGTTCATCCAGCGAGACGGTATTTGGCAGTTCCAGCAAATGGCAAACGTCGTTGTTGGAGATAACCTTGTAGACATTAACGATGCGGTAATTCCTATTACCACCATACAGGTAGTTCAAGAGTCTATAAAGGTAGCCCGCTTTACTGTCCAACCTAACGATATGTTCTACTGCGAAGGTATTTTGAACCACAACTACCGACCACCTACTAAGTCTTAAAATATATAAAGGAGCACAATATGATTATTCAAATCATCGGACTACCCGGAAGCGGAAAGACAACGCTAGCTAAAGCCTTATCAAGCCGCATCAATGCTGTGCATTTGAACGCTGACTACGTCCGCTCCACTATCAACTCAGACCTAGGATTTTCCCCAGAAGACCGAGCAGAGCACTCCCGCCGTTTGGGAGAGATGGCTCGCATGCTCTCTGGTCAAGGATTAGATGTAGTAGTTGACTTTGTCTGCCCAACACAAACAACGCGTGAGGCATTCGGTAAACCGGACCTTTGTATATGGATGGACACCATCCAAGAGGGTAGGTTTGAAGACACCAATAAACTGTGGGAAGAGCCTAAGGACTTTAACCATAGATTTAAGAGTTATGACAGCGAGGCACAAACAGACCTCATCATTGCTGTAAATGGCTTGCATGATTGGAAAGCACCGACCACTCTCATGCTTGGACGCTACCAACCTTGGCATGAAGGGCACCATGCGCTGTATAACGAGGCTAAGGTTCGCACTGAACAGGTCATGCTAGGTGTAAGAGATACTCAGGGCACTAGCCCTAAAGACCCGCTTTCCTTTGAAGAGGTTAAGGGCTACATCTCAAAAGACCCCCACATGAATCGCGCAATGGTTGTTAAAATGCCGAACATTACCAACATCGTGTACGGTAGAGATGTTGGCTATAAGATTGAACAGATAAAGCTAGGAGACGACATTGAAGCTATCAGCGCTACTCAAAAACGCCACGAAATGGGCATTTAAAGTTTTAAAAGCAATTGGCGGGTACTGTTGGAAAAGCGGAGAAGCAATAGGAGATGCAGAAGAAAGGTTCTGGTCAACACAGATGGACATTAAGCCTATCTTCTGGGCATCTCACGCTAGGTCTTTGGCTAAATCCGTTAGCTGGAGATTCTTTGGCACCCTGATTTCTTGGATAGTTATCTTTGAGCTCACACATAAAGGAAAGTTAGCATTTGTAGCATCTGGAATTGAACTGGTAGTAAAGATTGCTCTTTACTACTACCACGAACGGGTATGGAACAAAATTAAGTGGGGGAGAGATGAAGTATAAGTCTTTCTACCACCTTCATAACCCGAAGACGGGCGGTAGGTTCTTAATGAACAACGTCCTAACCTTTCTCTATCCTGTTATGCACATGCAGAGGATTAAGGTAATTAACGAAGTTCCTCTAGGTAATGAAACAACCCACAGCGGTTGGCATAGGGATATTGACGACGATACATACGTGCTATCGACATTTAGAGAACCGTTTAGTCATGTACTTAGCCTGTACTTTTATATGTGTGTTGCCCAAAAAGAACCTCAATACTTTCCGGACAGACTAAAGTATATTGAGTCTGAGTTGGACAAAGAGAAGTTTTTAAATAAGCTTTTTGTCTCTCCGTACTATGGGTATATCCTTAGCAACCATCAAATTAAAAACTTTTTGTATAACCACGGGGTTATCAACGGTAAGTTTGACCCTTACCTAGACCCGGAACTTCGCATTGAAGATGTTCTTGAGAAGGCAAAAAGAGTCAATTTTATGATGAGGATGGACGAACTTCCACAAAACCCTTTACTCATTGCTGAAAAAATAATCAATGATATGGAATTGGACATCACGATAGAAGAAGTTGCTGAGAAGTATAGGATTAGAAAACCCTACCTAGACCAAGTAAACCCCCTCACAATAACCCCGCAGACTCAGCAGTTTGCCAACGATTTCACCCTAGAGGAACGCAACATGTTGTGGACTCGCATTCGGGGAGACTACCATATATACTCCATGGACAGTTTGTACCACAAGTTTAACGAGGAGAACAAATGATAATCCCAATTAATAACTTCTTAGATAAGAATAGTTTTTTGTGGTTGACAGACTACGCGAGAAATACCGATAGGTGGGAGCCCGCAAACACCCCTCTGTGGAACAATCGTTGTATCAACCTCAGCAACATTGAAGTCCCTGAGGTAATTGGTGCTTTGGAAAACTTGTACGCGGGAATTAAAGATAAAATTGTCCAAAACCTTAAACCTACTGGACCTATCTACCCAGAACTGTTGCAAATTGTAAGAAGTCCAGTTGCTGACACCAACCCACCACACTCAGACTCCACTGGAAATGACGGAGAAGATAACGGAACAGGGTTCCGCGTCTTTTCAAGTATCCTTTATCTGAACAGAGAATTCTCCGGCGGGGAGTTGTACTTTCCTAATCAAAAGACCACCATTACCCCAGAGCCAAACCTATTAGTCATCTTTCCAGCTACTTTTGAATACATGCACGGGGTTCAGGCCATCACAGACGGAATGCGCTATACCGTAACGTCTTTTTGGACGTACGAACAAGAAAGAGACACGACAGTAGGTATCTTCAATGTCTAAAGAAGATATCATCCTCATCAATAACTTTATCACTGAGGAAGAGAACGACGCCCTTCTAGAGTACGAAAAATATCTTACAGAAAATGAACTGTGGGAAACCTCAGACCTAAAGGGTGACCCGTACCAACAATGGACTAAGCGTTTTGTTGGTGTGCAGAACTTAGTGCTAGAGGAACGCGGTTTTAACAAGCCTTGGGATTTAGAGATTAAAGAGCTCGCAATTAAGATTCGTAAGAGAGTCAGAGCAGCCATTGAAGAAGCCTACGGAGTTGAAGGCCGTATTTGGGCAGACTCCTTAAACCTTATTCGTTGGACTGAGGGCGTGGAGCAAACCCCGCACTCTGACTACGAAAACCTTAATGGGGAACCTCATATCTATAACTGGAGAGATATTGGGGTTGTCATCTACCTTAATAATGACTTCAAAGGCGGACAGATTGCTTTCCCTCAGCACAGGTATGCGGTAACTGTCGAGCCTCGTCTTCTAGCGTTCTTCCCCGGAGATGTTAACCACGTGCACGGCGTAACCATGATTGAAGAGGGTGTACGCTACACATTGAACATGTTCTATACATTTACTGAGGCGCACAAAGACCAATTGGAGCAATAAATTGTTTAAAAAGCACTCTACCGAGAACGTCTTAAAGTTTTATACCTTAGATGAAAAGTCTGAGAACCTAACTAACCCCCCTGTTCCAGCGTCTTCTGAGATACCCTCTGAGTGGAAAGATACTCATCGATTTATTATTAAAGATGCCACAGTTAAGGTGGATAAAGACAAAGTCAATCTAGGGTTAAAGCATTGCATGCCTTACTACGATGCTATGACCTCTGGTTACATTCAGCCTACCCACGGGGATATTCTTGTAGAGATATTTAATGGGAAGCCTGTGTTGACCTTTCGCTCAGAGTTGCCGGTTGTGCACAAGCTACCTAATGAACAGATTAAAGCACCTCAGGGTCACTATGAGGAGCACTGGTCTTTTAACATGTGGTGGGGTCTAAAGACTCCTAAGGGGTATTCATGCCTTATCACCCAGCCGCTAAACAGAAATCTTCCTTTTACTATTAGTTCTGGGATTATGGACACTGATAATCACACAGCCCCCGGCAACATCAGTTTTCACATTAAAAAGGGATTTGAAGGGGTAATCCCAGCAGGCACACCAATGTTCCACATCTTTCCATTTAAGCGAGAAGCATGGCGTGGAGAAGTAGACCACTCCCTTCGTTTAGAAGGACACTACATGTCCCGCAGAAAACTAAACTATCTGTACGGGTACTACAAGAAAAACGCTTGGGTTAGAAAGGAATACCGCTGATGCACGACCCTAATGTACGACATTGGAAGTTGATGGACGTCATTGCTGTGCAGAACGTTCCTAACGCTAAGCACCTACTTGCTAGAGTGCAGACTATTTACACCTCTGCTCAGAAGTACGAGACCACAATCCAAGATTGCGATAAGACAGGGAATCCTGGAAACTGGGATTTTTATTCGTATTTCATCACACGGGACTTCAAGGAAGCTGAGGAACACCACAAGGCGCTTGTAGAAGTGCTTTCAGATTACGACAAAAGCCATCCGCTTGGGAAAAATTACGATTCTGTTAAAGAATTAATGGTTGACTTACGCGGAAACGAGCATATTAAACCGTACTTTTTAGATTAAAAACCCGTACCCTTGGAGTATGACTCGCTCGTTCAACCAAGGTGGCCGCTTTACCAGCGGGTTTGAACAGTCATCCATTTTCTCTGGGATTGACGCTGACCTCAAGAATCAAGTAGGAACGGCTGCCGAATGGTGGCTGTTTGACTCTGCCCTAACAGATGTCGACCCTATCTACGATGTGGGCGATAACATAACCAGCGGAACAAATGGCAAGATTTGGACAGGTCCTTTTCCTATCCCTGTCATTAGGGCAGTGATTGAGCAAGGCGCGACTGGACAATCCCAACAGGGTTTCTATAACGCGGATAAGCTTCACCTGACGCTCAATGCGCTAGACATCGAGAAGATTGCCCCCGGCACAATGGAAAACCCTGACTTCCAAGACCGCAGCCGTGTCGTATGGAAGGGCGAGGTGTTCCGCCCCTACCAGTCCCAGCAACGCGGTATTATTAACGAGACCTTTACGCTTCTTGCCGTCGACCTAGTACAGGTAATGCCGGAAGAAATGCAGAACGACCCACAGTTCCAGCAGTACGCCAACTAAGGAGAACCATGGCACTCACCCACGCAATTGTTGCGCTGAACAGCTCAACAGCGGTACAACTCAATACAGACGCGATTCTGACAAACTCAGTTACGGGTGAGCAGTATCCAACATGGTCATACGGAACCATCTCGGTTCAAAACGTTGACCCCTCAGCCACTGTCTATCTCGGAGCCTCAACAGTGTCTTCTACTTCTTATGGAATTAAGTTGACGGCGGGCTCCTCTATAACACTAGACAGCCTCAGCCAAAGCGAAGCGCTTTACGCTATCTCAACAGGTTCTTCAAACGTGGCTGTTTTGATGGTGACAACAGCATGAGTATTAAAGTAAACAACATCAGTAACAACGCCCCAGCCGTTCTTTACTACGGGGCTTTTTACGACACTACCACCCAGACCACTGGCGGCACTTCTACTGCTAACCTTATTACGTTTAACACTACAGATGTAGCTAAGGGAATTTCTGGAGGCACCAGCGCCCTAAATGGCAAGATTACGTTTGCCAATGCCGGTACTTATGCAATCAACCTAGACGCTCAGATGTTCCTCAACGGTGGCGGCGGAGGTACTAACTTTACCTTTTGGTATGCGGTCAACGGAACAAATGCAACCGCTTCTTCCTTTACATACAGCCTTGCCGTCTCTGGCGCTCAAAACCTTGCTAGCTTAGAAGATATCTTGACGCTAAACGCGGGCGACTATATTCAGATTTACTGGTGGGCGTCTACGGCGACTTACCCACAACTATTGCATACCGCAGCGGGTACAAACCCAACACGACCTGAGACACCTAGCGTTAACCTCAGTATTTGGAATGTTGGTTAATGCCTTTTAAGTCTCGCGCTCAAGAAAAATGGATGTGGGCTACCCATCCTCAGATGGCACGTCAATGGCAAAAAGAAACCCCAAAAGGTAAACTACCTGAGAAGGTTAAGAAGGAGAAGAAGTATGACAAAGGCTAAACTAGGCTCAGGCTCACGCTTCAAGAAGGTCGAAGCAGAGGCTGCTAAGTCAGGAGCTAAGAACCCAGCGGCTGTTGCTGCTGCTGCTGGCATCAAGAAGTACGGTCAAAAGAAAATGACAAAAATGGCAGTTGCTGGCAAGAAGCCAACAATGAATCGTAAAAAGGGGATGTAAGTATGTGCAT